CGCGTACACCATTGTAGGGTTAGGACACACCATAACTTCAGGAGGTTATAAAACTAAACTATCCCTTTTGAGGGATCCTTATGGTAGTCCTGACTTTTCATACATGCAAATTCAGTCTAGGCAAAAAGACGGAGCAATATAAGATGGAAATGTACGAAGCTCAAGTTTTAGATAATAGAGACCCCTGGAAATGCGGAAGGCTCTATGTATATTGCCCCCCGTTGTTTCAAGGGAAACATAAAGGTTGGGTTCATGGCTCTGCTCCAGGCACTGGGTTTGGCTCTGGATTTCTCTCAATACCTGAGAACAAGTCATTAGTTTTAGTAACTTCAGTTGTTGATAGGCATGGGAAAGCTAAGGATTATTGGTTGGTAGGTTGTTGGAGTACGGAAGCTGCTTCTTACTCTACAAAGGATGATGAAAATTTGACCTACGGTACCAACGTCCCTGACCATGACCAAGTCTATCAGTATAGTTTATCCCCAGACCGTCAGATATGGAAAACGCAATTAGGACATTCAATAACTTTATCTGAATTTGTACACAACGACACCCCTCCAGGTGGCTCCACTACCCTTATCCAAAAGAATTTTATTGAGGTTAAGTCAGCGGGTGGAAAATTCCTCAAGCTTGATGATGGTGTTAATAATGAGGACCCCGGAGGCGAGTTTGACAAGATAGAGCTTTCCGATGAGGTTGGAAATAGGCTGGTACTTCAAACAGGACCAGGTGGGGAGCTCCCCGCAAATACTGTTGCTCTTCAAGCAAATACCGGTCTCTTGGTTGAGACTGATTCAGGAACCTTAGAAATTTCTGTAGGTGAAGAAGACAAAGAGATCCTAATCCAGCACTACGGAAAAGGCCCTATAAATATTAATGCCCAAAATGTAAACGTAAAAGGGAATGAGGTTAGTATTGAAGCTGGTGACGGAGAGGATGATTCAATAGATGCTACCCTTTCTGAAACTTTCGAGGTAGCACTGACAACTTTAACGCCTTCGATAAATTTCTCACCAGGAGATATTGTAGTACCTATAACTTCACACCCAAAGATAAAAATTAATGGCAAGCCTGCTATCACGAAATAATGAACTTAACTAACCCTATCTAACTTAGAGAAATGTCGGACTCAAAGAAATACTTATCAGTAGGTTACACGTGTACAGGAACAGGAGATAATGTTGTGTACTCTGTAGACCCTGCTGCTTCATACGCTGAAGTTCATAGCGTTATTTTATCAAATACCGATGGTTCTGATAAGTCTGCAACCGTGTACTGGAAAGATTACAGCACTCAATATATAAACGCTTCTACTTTTTGGGGGGATGGAAATACTCCAAATAGTTTTGTGTACGATTACAGTTCTTACTCTATTATAACAGATGGGGCTATACCTAATGGAGCGTCTCTCCACGTGTTGGACGCTCCCTTATTTTTATCCCCTAAAGATTTTATTACAGTAGCTGCTTCAGTAACTGATTCTATTTCTGTAACTGTTATAGTTACAGAGTGTTTTGTTAACCCACCGGAGTCGCTCTCTTATAGTGTTGACCTGGCAGCAGTAAATACAGAAGTAGTAAACAATACTTATTAATATGGCTCTATTAAACTTTACCGCTGACAAGTTAGAATTCCTACCAAATACATCTTTGGTGGCTTTGCAGAACTCTGCCCGTGTCACCCTTACGGAAATAACTCAACAAATTACCCCCCTAAAAAGGAGGGTTTCAAGGCTGTCCGGAAAAGGACGAGTACGTAAAGGTGGGGGTACTGGAGTTTCAACAATAACTGGAACGACCTCAACAAAAGGCTCAGCAGGAAACGCCAAGAGTTTTGAGCTCCCTATGAGAGCGGTTTCTGAGGCTTATAATATTCAGAGACAAAACGGTAGACCTCCTACCACCAACAAACCAGATGATGCTGGAACTCAAGCTATTGTTGATGGGCTTGTTGCAGCTATCACTGAACATACTGCGGAGTTGGGGGATGATAACGCACAGGCTCAAAATGAGAAGACTTCTTCGGAAGTTACAGCTCTTCTTGGGAAAATATCATCTCTAAGAAACGAACAGATCATCGCAGAAAATTTAATTGCGTTGGTAGATGCTGAGTTAGAACTTAGAATTTCGGATCCTAACAGAGAACCTCTCGTAAACATGGATCAATTGGATACGTTCCCAGGAGTGGTACAAAAGGTTAATGATTTTATAACGAACCACATCGTCAGTCCTTTTAAAGAAAATTTCACCGCTCACGATAGACTTCTACACGGCTTGAATGAATCTGATCTTGATGTCAGTTCCATGTTTGATTTGGTGTACGGTCCTCCTGTATCAGTTAAAGGGCAATTTGTACTATCTGAAGATGGTTTGTATTATGACTCTAGAGTTGGAGGTTTAGACCCTTCTGCGGTTTTACCTTTCCCTGATGGTGAAATCGATGCGTCGTCAGCATGGCTGTTTAACTTCCCTCCGAACTTAGGTGGTCGAGGTAGGCTTTATTCTGACACCGACTTGATTGGGTTGGCAAACACCTGCTTTAATCCTGACTACTTCCCGGATGATGAAACTAATGAGAATTATAACATACAGCAGTATTACGATACTGACGATGTTTTAGAGACTTTCGAAGCTAACAAAATATTGCAAGTTGGGATAGTCTCAGGACATATAACAGAGCTTGTAACTTCCGGATATTCCTATTCAAGCGCAATGGTGCAGAATTACTACAGCCAAATAAATGCGGTAGTTAATACGTACGAGGAGAAAATTAAAAAGCGTAAAAAGCAATTGGATTTAGTTGCTATTTTTGCCAGCGATAAGTATAGTTTTACTACCGAGGATGGAAGCGAAAAAGATTTAGGTATTGGAAAGGGTCATTTGATAAAATTAGAACATACGGGGCTTCTCCCTGATGACTCATCGGATGATTTTTGGGTTCCTATAGACCGCATTCCTATTAATGATTTTACTTTCATGAGGGGGCAGGGGGTTTATGTGGACCTTGACAAACAACAAGAACTTGTTATTTTTTCTGAGGACCTAGATGATACGATTCTTCCTATTCTTCCGAAGTTCTTAGTAACTCCTCTCCAACCTCTTTCAGTGCTTGATAAGTTTGCTATTTCTCCTGCTGCTCCTAGTGAATGGGTTACGACCGAGGAGATTGACGACGTTTCCGGACAAGGTAGAATCGTTCATAACTTAGTAGATCGAATTACCACCAGCGGGTTAGTTTGCGGTTATAACTTTTTAACCCCCAATGTGGTCCATGCCAGTTCAAACGATTTTAATTTAGATAACTTTGCACCTGACTCAGGGTTTGCTTTGGATGCACAATTGGTTGCATCTTCGACGAATTACGCTTTCCCTTCTGGAGTAGCTATTCCGTATCTTAGGGGTTCTTACTACAATTGGAAAGGGGATGGCACGACAGAAAACGCACTCTTTGCCGGAGGCTCGTATATTCGTCTTCCTAGTTCTCACAGACCGGACGGAACTCTTTGGGTGGCTGGCGCAGAAATAGACGATATGACGTACCTAGGGGAAGAGAATACAGACTCGCAATCTTTACTTTACGGTAAAGGGGGAGGTTTTTCTTTTGATTGCTGGGTCCATGTTCCGACGGTTGCTACTATAACTGATTCTCATAGGTACAAGGTAATTTTAGCTAATGAAAACTCAGGTAGAGGTCACGAACCTCACCAATCTACAGTTGACGCGTTTGTGGATAACGCGAGGCTAGATGAATCAGCCATTATCACATATGAGACCGGCGCTGATACAGACAAGGTTCACGGGTTAGTGTTTGGGTTTAGGGACGCCGGAGGTTCCACGAATACTTCCGGAATTGAGCTGATTCTAGCCCCTACAGTATCTCAAAACCATACCACGGGAAGCCACCACTCTGCCTGTATAGCTACAACGTTTTCCTCTACTGAGAGCATCAGTTTTAACGGTGCAGTAAGGGATGTTCCGAGTGCAAGCTCACTAAAGGACCTTGGGATATATGCCGGATCTGGGCTAGCAACCCATTCAGGACATTCTATTCTTGATACAAGCGCTGCTTTTGTGCATCTTGCAGCTGTATTTAATTATAAAACAGACGAAGTTAAAATTTTCCTTGACTCTGAGGAGTTAGTAGCTTCTTCTTTCGCAACAGATTTTTGTGGAAGTTCTTTAGAGGGTGATGTCGAAGGGGTAAATATTCCTTCTTGGGTCATGCAAGTTGACCCCAACTCTACGTTTGGATACAATAAAAGTTGGGAATCCCCAAACGGGCAAGGTCCTGTGTGTGGAGCTATAGATTCCCCAATGCCAGGATTCACCCCTTGGATTATTGGAGGTGGGTATACCGACTCATCCCCCTCCGGTTTTCTAGGGGTAAATACTAATGACGTGTTTGATTACACAAAAATGATTACCGGAGCTTCCCCTCAAGGAGGTCAACACTTTCCTCCGTGGACTACTTTAAACCGAAAGGCTCAAAGTGGATTGAACGGACACGTTGGTAGTTTTAAGATGTACGCAAGAGCTCTAACTACTGATGAAGTTCTTAAGAACTTTAACGCGCAAAAAGGATTCTTTAAGAATATACTAACCTAATGTACAGATCCTACGAAGACGTAAGCCTACTAACCACTTCCATAAAAGATGATATTAATGGAATTGCTTTTCCTATTACTGCAGGAGTTGGTGGGTATTTCTCAAAGTCATCTGGGTTTACTACGCTTCTTGCAGGTCTTAAACAGCTTTTACTAACAACTAAAGGCGAGAGGGTGATGAGCCCTGAATTTGGCACGAACCTGAGGAGGTTTGTGTTTAGACAAAACACACCCGAACTACGAAATGAGATTAAAGAAGAAGTTGAAACTGCTATGGCAATTTATGAACCTCGGTTAAAGATAAAAGAGTTTAATCTTGTTGTTAATGATGATTTGAATAGAAATGCTATTTACTTATCCATGCGTCTTAGTTTAACAGGGGATTACCTACAAGAACGAATTTTGGAGATTTTAATTTAATGTCAAACCTAGAAGGAATTTATAACACTAGTGCTTTTGATGGCACCGTAACGTCTGATTTTTTAAAACTCGGAGAACTAACTGATTCGTTTAAAGCTCAGTATATTGATTATTCAGTTGCTGATTTTTCTGAATACAAGAACGCGCTAGAAACATACCTTAAAGCTGTTTACCCTACGGACTTTAACAACTTTGTTGAGTCTGATTTAGGTATTATGCTGGTTGACCTGTTTGCTTACTTGGCTTCTGTTTTAAGTTTAAAAGCTGATTCACTAGCTAACGAAATGTTCCTCCCAACTGTAAAGTCTAAGGGGAACTTGCTGAAACTACTACAGCTTATTGGGGTTTCTATGAAGGGTCCCGTTAGCGCGAAGACAAGTGCTGTATTAACATTATCTGACGACGGTCTAATTGATGAATCGTCAGGGCACACTGTAACCATTGTTTTCTCTGATAGAGTTCACTCAGTTGCAAATGCGAAGGACTCTGGAAGTTTAAACTACACCCTATACCAGGTTAATAAAACTACGGGAGCCTTAGACGTAACTTCTCCTAATATCGTACAGACCGAAGCTCTTTCGATTGGAGACGGGAAGAATTTTGACAACTTGATTTTAGTGGAAGGTGAGCTTAAGAAAGTTCAAGGGACTTTTAAAACAACCAACACAGTCCAAACTATTGATATACCTGAGTCTTCTGTTGCAGAAGGAAGTGTTGTCGTATCCGCTCAAGACCATGGAGCCTTTACCGAAATTGAAAATTTATTTTTAGCAGATAGTGGAAGCTCCCTTGTTTTCCAAAAAGTTTACAATGATGATAACTCAGCAACTGTAATTTTTGGGGATGGGGTTAGAGGGTTGAGCCCTTTACCTGGAACTTTGTATGATTTATACTACAGAGTAGGGGGTGGAGATAGAGGTAATGTCCCTAGAAATTCTCTAAACGTTACCGTTCCTTGCACCCACTCAACGAAAGGTACAAAGAATGCAACTTTAGCAAACACCACACATGCTACTGGGGGTCAGAACGCTGAATCTGTTGAACACGCGAAGAAATGGGCTCCTTACACTTTTAAAACACAACATCGAGCGGTCACGGGGGAAGATTATACAACTTTCGCAAACCAATTTGTAAGTACGGTAGGCGCTACAGGAAAAGCCATCGCTGTCCTTAGAAAGTCTGGAGCAGCATCAAACATGATTGATATTTTTGTCATCGCTAAAGCTACAGATAATCAAGTTGAGCGTCCTAACATTACATACAAACAAGAACTTCTTGAGTACCTGAATAAGTATAAGATGGTTACTGATCATGTTACAATTGTAGACGCGTTAGTTAGAACCGTTGACCTGTCTATAACAATTCATTTGGATAGAGAATTGGAGTATTTTGAGGAAGAAGTTAAGCGTGCAGTTGCCAGTCAAGTAACAGATTTTTTCTCATTAGAAAATCGTAACTACGGGGAGTTATTCTCCTTGGCAGACTTGAGGCATTCAATTCATGCCGTTCCTGATGTTAGATTTTCTGAGATAGGAAACTTAGATAAGGATATTAGACTTAATTTCAATGAGATAATCCAACTCAACAACTTAGAGATAAACGTAGAGTTCGTATAAAATGGCACAAAAGTCGGGAATCGGAGATCGGGGCAAGAAAAAAACCAAGTTCCAACATAACTATATGGATGTTGTGAAGAACTTGGTTCCGGATCTTTACGTAGATACGGATCGGTCTGTTTATGGGCAGGAGCAGGATGTCTTGTATACTGTTCTTGGGAAAATTTTAAAAACTGCACAAACTCCAAGCTCCCTGTTTGATATTTCCGGGATACCCGCTTCCTCTATACACCAGCACTATGTCACTAGAAATGGTAAATGTCATATACGACCTTACATTTTAGATAATAAACTGTTTAGAGCTTTTGGAAAGAGAATCTCGTCTTATCAAAATTATTCTGATTTTTCAGGGTTTGTCTCTTCCACGGTACTTCCAGCTATTGAATTTAATAGACCTCGCGCCGCTTTCGTATCAGGAGCATCTGAGATCCTCTCTTCCGTTACAAACGCAAGCACAGCTCACGACCATCTATTCGATACTTTATCATGGTTTTACATGTTAAACACTTCAGGACCTGCTGGTGGTTGGGATCCTTCAGCTGGCGTACTTCGAGTCCTGTCAGAAAAAGCATTCTACGGAAAGACTATTACTCTGACGGATGGAATTCAATTACTATTTGAGTTTTTGTGGAGAAACAGAAATCTTGACAGCACTGCAAGTGGGGACAACATAAAGTATTCTGATTATATTCCCTATCAGTTCCTAACTGCTTCCTCCTCAGATATTTCTGGAATTGGAAATTTTTATTCCTCCACACAATCTTATGTTTCGGGAGACCTTCCTTTAAGCGGGTTAAAAACGTTAATTGATGTTTGGTACAACTCAGGGGATGAATTGTCTACTACGATTGAAGATAGTTTAAGTTTGTTACTAACGACGGGAGCATTTCCAGATAGGCTGATTGAAGCTGGTCCGTTTACCAAATTTTTGAGAGCTGTTAGCCTCGGATTTTATGATGCTAATACGGTCGCTGAGGATTTAGCTGACCTAATTGATATACAACGATGCCCTCCTCAATTTCTAAAATACTTAGGCGCTCTTATCGGGTGGAACTTAAGATCAGGAGATATTGACAGGTGGAGAGCCCAACTAAGACACGCTACGTACCTTTACAAAAGTAAAGGAACTCAGAGATGTTTAGAAGATGCTTTAGCTTTGATTTTTCCAAATGCAGGGTTTAAACCTTTAGAGAATTTTTATTCAACTTTTGAGTCCTTTATCCCACGCTTAATCTATTATTTAATCGCCACAGAAGGGTGGGCAGCGTCATCAGGAGAATACCATCAAAATTTGAATTGGGTTCCGGAAGGGGCAACAACCAATTTCCAAGGGAGTGTACCTGTAAAGGACTACCCTTATGTAATTAACCATATTGTAGCTAATAGGGACGCAAACCTAAGATTTTTGACTGACTACGCTTTAGAGCGTCTGAATACGGAGACTAATGCAATTAGAATCGGAGGTAATGTTTTCTCTGCTAACACGTGGGACCCTGACGATGAATTTTGGCCCGGGTTTTACCACAGAGGAAAGTTGCTACAGATACCCCCTTGGGAAAATGACCGTTTTTACGAAGAAACTAGAGTATCGCCTGATCAGATTGAAAAACTTAAGTTTATTCTATCGGGTACGTTCGACTCAGGCGGGTTTGAAGTGTCTCCAAATTTCGTTTCATCTCTTGAGGACTTTGTTAGTGCGTCCTCAATCAACTCCCCTTTACTCGAAGGAACAAACACCCGCTGGAAGTTCCTTACAAGTTCTCTAAACCAACCTCCAAACCTTGAAGAAGTTATTGACAGGTTTGATAGTAAGGCGATGGGACTAGCTGACCACTGGAACTCTAAGTCTTCAACGCTTGTTGCTGAAATAGAAACAAGCTCCTTTACTTATGATTTAGATGGTATGTCGATGGACACTTCGGCTGTGGTAAATTCGGTTGCTGAAATACTCCGAGCTTATATCCCATTTCACGCTATATTCCGACTTCTCGCAAAGGAGATTCTCTCCGATGTTTACGTAGGGCAGGATAAGACTTTTGAGTTTGGAGATGGTATTCAAGCAACTATGGACCCAGATGATGGGGGTACTGATTATGATTACAATGTGCTTAGAGGATATCGAACTACGTCCTATCTGGCATCGGCTGTAGGTATAACATTCCCTTCCTCTGTAATGGTTACATATACCAACAGACCACGAACCACAAGACGAAGAAGAAATCTAAAAACATTAATCAGCCCACCGAAGTTTATGCGAGACGGTCGTTCTATGCCTCTAGCGAGGGAATTTGCTGGTAGTGGTCCTCCATCCGGGGACATGGGCAGCTTTTTACATAAGCAGCAATTTGGCCAAAAGTTTATTCCTTATGGGTATAATTTCTCTACAGGTTATTATTACTCACCTTCAGGAGTCTCTGGGTCCGTGTTTTTCAGGGGAGAACCCACTGAGACAGGATTGGAACCTAAGTATGACTTGGCTATGACTGGTATTTCAGGTACGATATTCACCCATGCTCAAGACAACACTTATAACCGTTTTGATCCTGATACTTTTTATAACCGAAGTACCAACCCTCGCCCAGACAGTGAACTCACCTTATACGGGCAACCAGTAACTGGAACTTTCCCTTGTAGAGGGTACATCAGAACCGGAGGGTTAGGAGCCCGAAAGAGAAATGAGCTCACTCCCCAACAAAAAGCATTGTATGGGAGAGCTGTAAGGATGTTAGCATCCGAAGGAAACGACCCTTTCTCTTCCCCTAATACCCTGCAAAATTTGAGATTCGGGCATGAGTTTCACAAACTATATCGATATTACGTAAGAGAATTTGATAGAAGGTTAATGCAGTCTAGTTCATTTAAAGACAGAGTGGATAGCGCTGCAAACAAAGACAGGGGCGGGAAACAGTTTTCCCATCGAAAAGGTGGCTTTGGGGTTGTAGAGCACGCGTATGGCCCATTAGTTTATAACAGTGATTTTTCTATTAGAGGACCTTTAGCGGCTGGAGAGTATGATTCTAGCTTGTTTTTACTTTCTAGTGTGGATTCAACAACAACTGTTGGAGATGTAGAGGAGAGTCATTACTTAACAGCTAATGAATATTGTAGGGATATTACTTTAAGCATGCAAGATCCTGATACTTTAGGAAATGTTGTTTCTTATACGTTATCTGGGACTGGAGTTGTAGATGCTAACACGCCTTCTTTAGGTAGGTTTTTATCTGATTCTTCTAGTAAATGGAGTGTTCAGGACCCTCAGAGGAAATTGCTAGGAAGACATAGAACAACAGGAAATTTCCGGTATCATAATACTCCAGTTCTTGTTAGTGGGGTTGAGTTGATATTAGACAAGACAACTACGATTGAAAACTATAATAGGTTTATCGCCGTGTATAACCAGCCAGGTTCTAAATTTGTTTGGGAGCATGGAAAATCAACTGAGTCTACAAATGGACTTACGGGGAGTATTTCTTTAATTACTCCTTCGGACACGCGTTTCAATACTCTTCAAGGAATTAGGTTCTCACTAAACAAAGGCAAGGATAGATTTTTAGATTCTGAATTTAAGTACTTTCCTGAGGGGTGGGAATTAGGTCCGAGCAATTTCCCGGAAACTACCGCTTCTGCTTTGGCTGGATGGGAACTCTATGATGTTTCAACTTTTCCAGTTAGAGATACCCGTACTAACATAGCTGACAACCACGGTAGTCTATCAGTATCCGCATTAAGTGGGGATATTGTTAACTGGTCTGATTACCCGGATGCTTATACCCCTAAGGATCAGTATGCTATAGCTGCGACTGTTTCAGGGTATGGTGATTGGGGAAGCCCTGGAGGGGTTACGATTCAAGCCCAACGTCATAGTACTGTCGGAGGAGTAAATCAAGATCAAATCCAAGGTATGAGAAATCAACTAATCCCAAATCAACCTTACAAACTTAGTGTTACCGCAAAATCCGATAACGCAGATTGTAGTGGTTATAGAATTATAATTAAAAATGTGACCCATGGCGACGCTCAGTACTCCCCTTCAGGAGGAGGTACTTGGCTTGATGGTGACGGTCTTGGTCTACCCGTAGCAGATCGAATAAATTTCCCAGCACCACAGGACACCACCGCAGCTAATAATGGATGGACTACATGTAGCATTACTTTCACCCCCAGCGCTGAGTTTGGTGTGGGTGATAATTATGATATTTCCATCTACCCTCACGGACCTTATAACAGCGGCTGGACTGCTGCGCAAAATACCGTTCTATTTGAAAGTATTAAACTTGAAACTGCGTCTTCTGTTGGAGAGTATAACAATTTACATCCGGAACACTCTTATGAGGCTACGGTACGTGTGTACGCCCCCGGAGGAAACACAAATCTTTCTGAGTACTCTTTAGACTTTAGGTTGTTATCAGATCCTATTCCTAGGATTCCAAACGTTTGGAAGTATAAAGATCAGGGAAATGGGAATATGTATTTCGATTTCGTTAACCAAGTATGGGTTATGGGAGACCAGGATATAGATTCTCCCGGGAAAACACATGGTGACGCGTCTAGGATTACTGTTAACTTAGAAACGGACTCTATTCCTTCCCCAGACTTCCCCATTGACTCAGGCTGGAGAGATATTAATTTAATTTTCCACACTAGAAACATAGATGGACCTCCTACAGGTTCTGAAAGATGGCAAAGACACGGATCACTCTTACACACGCCAAGTACTCCTTACTGTTTTGAGATTCTAGCCCCACAAGGCGGGTTCGCTCCCCAGCAAAGTAATGTTAATTTGAAAGGTGTTACTATCGATAATGTAGACATTATAGATTTAAACATGAATGACACTACATTTGATTATGAGGAAGGAGAATTAGTTACTGTTTTTGAAATGTTTAACAAATTTTCTGATGGAAAACAGTCTAGATCTTTCTATAATGTATCTGACGCCTCTCCTTCCGGAGATTTTCAAACTAGTGGTGGTTCTAGGGATTACTATTTAGAGCAATACGGTGGAGGATATAGTGGCGTAAGCTCAAATAATATTCTTGGTCCTGTTGGAGGTGCAACTCTCGGTACTCCGAGTGGTATTGTGTATGAGGTGAGTGACGACTAATGAAAGGCTACGTAGAAATTTATCAAGGAAGCCCTGAAACGGGCAAACTAATCCATTCAGAAAATAATATGATTCTGGATGGTGCTAGGGAGCATATTGTCAACGTTATGTCTATGCCTTCGTTCCCATCCGGACTCTCCGGAACCCCCCAAGCAAAGATGTCTGTAGATACCTCTAATTTCAATATTAGAGCGATGTCTATTGGAGGTCCCGAGGAATGGTTCCATAAGAGGGATTCTAGGTTTTATCCAAACTTGGAACTAAGTACAACCCCGGAACACGCGAATGGGGTAAGGTATTCTCTTCGCCAGCCATACGTGAATAATTATAATTTTTCTTCGGCTGGAGAGCACACAATTCGTACTAGTATAGATGCATTTCAGTTAATTCGAGATCAGGGGTTTACAGAAACCTTAGGGCGGGATAGGTCTAAAAACTTGCTGCAAGTAGATTACGGAGGTAGTTCTATTAACCTTGGCAAGTTTAGGTCTTGGGTTCCGGACAACTACCACCCAGGCACTGACAGGGTTAAACCTTTCGGGTGGAACACATACATAAATGGGGAAGNTTACCCAGACAATTATATTCTCCCCGCNAGGGAAGGGTACTCCAGCAGCGCCCTCCAAGCAATCAAACCTTACGGGGCATCAAACCCGAGCGCGTATTGGCTGTTGGAAATTGATGCCAACAACTTCCCATATAATTATAACCCCCGGCGACCAGATCACACTTACAGGTACGAATATGATATCCTTAAGGAATTCCCAGGCGCGGCGTATAACGGCTCTCAAGGCGAGGGTGGCACTGAGCCATACTTGGATTGGCTTATCTACGACAGCAATTCCGGCGGGGGACGGCTACCTGGTTCTTTAGGAAAAGGAAAAGTTAAGTCTTTTAAATCTTCTTCGGACATTGAACCTTTCCAAGGTCAAAGAATTAGACTTGCCTTCTCAAACATATGGGCAGGTTCTAGTATTCTGGACAACTTCAAGGTTTTTGAAACCCACGATGAAAACGGAGATGCCTTGCCAGGAACCGGAATTTGGGATATTAAGACGGAGGGAACCCCTACAGTTACTCAAATGATTGATGTTGATGGTACTAGTGGACTTCAAATAGATTCCGACTCACAAGGAGATCGAGTAACTTTAGCCCACGAACTAAGATTAGAAGCAGGTCGGAATTATAAACTCAGATTAGATTCTTCAGGTACAGATCCTATTCAAGTAAGAATGTATAGGATGAATGACAACCTTGATTTTTACGCCCCTTTAGAGTGGGTGGATTTTAATAATGGGTTAGTAAGAACTGTTTCAACCTCAGGTGTTAGCTCTATTCCACATTTAACGGTAGAAATGGATTCTACAGTTAAAGCCCGGGAAGTAGAATTTACAATCCCCGGAAGTATGGATGACTATGATGCTCAGCCTCAAGTTTTGGATGGTATTTCTGACTTTGTTGAAGCGGGTGTCTTAACTCCGGACCATGTTTATGTTTTGGAGTTAGTAATACCTTCCGAGAAAGGTGACAGGTACTCAAACACGTTTATCCGAAATTGCTCTCTGTATGATTTAAATGAAACCTTAAGCCCTAATAGCGAGTTTAATTTACGTAATTCTTTCCTCCTCAATTCCGATTTTGAGTACAGAAATAGTCCAGGTCGCCCACCCGCTCCTGATGGAAATTCAAACCATGTTTCTATTCGGGACCCAGAAGGAGCTGTAAAATATGGGCTTGTTGATTTATCGGGATGGGCTGTACATAGCCCAATCAACCATCTAGATCCAACCTATACGGTATATGACTACATTGCTACTAATGGAAGTGTCGCTTGGGAATATTCTAGCGTTAATGTTGGCAATAAAACCATTGATGGATATCTCCATCTTAGGTCTGCCACGCTAGCTGCTGGAGATACAAATGCAAGGATATCGCAAACGTTTCAAATACCGGATGAGTATTTTGAGGGGTGGTATGATCCAGCTCAAGGCGTTATTGATAAGTATAAAGAGCCTCAATTATTTGTATCTTGGTGGGAGAACAATGAAGGAGCTGAAGGTACTTTATACGGAAGTATTTTAAATGTTAGAACTAACGGATTAGGTACTGAAAAACATTATCACTTTAGTGGCGATACCGCCGGAGGTATCGATATGGGAGTATGGCAACCTAGAGCTAACTTGCCATACTATTACACCAGCGGAAGCGGGAACAAGTGGAAGTTTCACTCTCGAAGTATTAAGATTGATGCACCTACGTGTTATCAGCAGCAGTTAAAAGCTGAATATGTTGCAGGTCCAAAATCAAGTGGTGCACAAGGACATACGAGACTCCATGATTTTAGGGTAGGAATTTTACCTAACTGGTCGAAGGGTACGCAAGGAAATAAAGAAAGTTATCTTTACTTAACTTCTGCAAATGCGCTGGGAATGCACGCTAGCGGTACCTTTGTTGGAGGGAATCAAAATACTCAAGTACCAATGGTTAGGACCAACGTTACAGGACTTAGACCTGATAAAAAATTCTATGCTATTGTAAAGTACAAAACTAATCACGCCACCGTAGGCGATTCAGCATTCAAGCTATGCTTTACTAACGATCTAGAAAATTATGAAGGAGCTGATACAGGAAGAGCTTATAAAATAGATAATTCTACTTGTGTTGGGGAATGGACTGATTCCGCTAACCCGCAAAATGGTCTCAACGCACATAGAAGGCTGTACCACACCAATAACAAATGGGTTACATCAAGTATAGGACCCATTTACGGAATGGACAATGAGGGGTTCAGTGTTTCCAGTAATTACACACTTACTCTCATGACGGATTATTCTAATGCAGATGTCTTCCAAGCTGAGATAGACCACGTCAGAATTGTGGATTCGAACTTCTTCGCAGGAAGTGATCTGGAGCCTTGGCAGTATGCGAACTACGCGGCAGATCTTAGCATGACGTCAGAGAAATCGAACTGGGCTAANCAGCAAATTCCTTACTACGGAGGGTGGAGGTACTTTAATGCCTCAGGTACTGATCCAAAAACATGTGCTGTACGTCCTTACATTAACACTGATGGTACCAATTCATGGATGGAATGGAAATCAAAATCAAGTGCCACTGACTATGACGGGGAATTAAGATTTATTGATAAAATTAAAAACCTTGGCTTGAAAGCTGGGGAGAACATGGCTTTCTCGTTTGACCATACCGCCGAAACAGGTGACTGGTGGGGGTACGCTATAAGGCTTTATTCCGATGGGGAGTTCCCAAGACCAGGTTCTGCTGGTTCGTGGTGGTATTGGAATCCTGACACTTTTCAGTGGGAGGAAGGGTCTTCTCAGAAATTTACTAGCACTACAAATATGGGAGTAGCTGCGTATCCATTTCAAAATTCTGTTACTGTCCCTATAAGGTTGCCAGAAGAGGCAGTAGACGATGCTGTCTTGTTTATTGATTTCCGACCTAAAGGTGGAGCCGTCGATGACATTCACAAATTTGGTAACTTTAAGTTGTATCAAACTTATGAGCAGAAGGATCTAAGTGCAATAGCTTCAGTCGCTCCTTCTCCATTGGACACCACTCTACAGGCATCTTCTGCAGGACCTGGAAAACAAGGGCATTTTCTCAACTACTTAGAATTTTCTTCGTATGACCAAAACGCTTCTTCTTTGAACACAGAACAGATCCTGCAGCACGGTTGTTTCCTACCTGGAAGTGGTATTGTAATGGCTTCCTCTACTTTTGGACACGCTGGAGGATTGGGATATGACAATGCTGCCAACAAAGTGCCGAATACCTACGTTGGAGGTTCTTCTTTATCCGGTGTACTTAGTGGAACTCTCAATATGAGAGGAGTCGTTAACAGTGACGGGTTTATTTATGAAAATCCTAATTCCTTCGGACAGCATAATAATCCAGCAGGAGGATTTACTATCGCAGACTCTAGCGCAGGGTTCCTTACTTCTGCAATAGGAACTTTAAGCAGTACTAAAGAAATAAAATATATTCTAACATTGTCCAGTACAGATTGGAAGTTCCTCGATTATTATTACGGAGGGATTGGATCCATAGGCTTATGGACTCTAGACAGAACAGCTACAGTAAAGAAGCGTTTTAAAGAGGAAGCAGTCACTTATCCCCTGTGGACAAGTGCTACCGGAACCCCGTATGCGGAGAGTCTATATAACATGACTGACTCGACCAAAAATCCAGTTTTTAAACTTTTTGCGAAGAAAACTTTCCAACCTGGAGGGTTAAAACTCATAGAAAACTCGTTAGCAACTGATAACATAGATGACTACTTAACCATAATATGGAGTATTAAATTTTAATGACTCACTTCCTTGACTACACACAGCCTAGAGGCTATATCACAATTACCAAACACCAGGATGGTAATAGTGAGGTTCTTTTTTCCGATTATAATAATATTTGTATTGGAATGGGTCAGACCCTCGCTAACTTATTTGACCCCGCGTCTGCTAAAGACGCAGAGGACTTCCAAATTCGGTATTTTCAATTAGGAAAAGTTGCAGGTACTTTAGGCTCGGGTACGAGAGAATGCTCTAGTGTTTTTAACGGTGCAGATTACGGTGCCAATACCAGCTTAAACTTAGAGTACATTGATATTTTCAAAGAAAGTATTGCTGCACAAGCAGCAATCTTAATGGATGAGACTCAAATTACCCCCGCAAGTAGCGATAGGGTGACCTTTTCTATTAACTTAGGGTCTAATGATGCCAATACTACAATTTCTGAAGTAGCATTGCTTTCTCGAAGTCCTATTAAAGGTATTACCGCATCCCCCATTGTAGCGTATCGAACCTTTCCAACTATAACAAAAACGAGTGCCTTTGAACTTACGATTCAGTGGACTATAGAATTCTAATATGTCATTTTCTCTCCCACCTAGTTACCCCACAAACGACTTCGGCGCAGGCACCGGAGGTTACCCTGCATACGCAGGCGATGAAACTCAATGGGATGAAAACATTTCCCTTCATGGTCCAGATACTTTTTATAATTGGGAGCAGGACAATATTCCTCTTATCCAGTTGGCTAATCGCACAGCTTGGCTATATGAGAAAGAAACAGGGGAATCCTTAACAGGAAGCAACCTTAATTATGGGGGTCCTGGAGCTGCAACACCTGGAACCGTTGGTACGACGGTAAGCTATGATTCTGGTATTGTTTTAACTTTATCTTCCACGGCAGACCGAGCGAAGGGAGTTTATTCCGATTTAAATCGGTTGATGGTAAACGTTCCAAAAACAATTAAATACCCTATTACTGTGGAGATCTGTAAGTACGGTGACTTGGGAGCCTTAAACCTAAATGGGTTTACTTGTGAAGGTAGTGGAGTTTTACAAATCGTAAACCGGTGTGCCTCTATAGCTCATGGAGGGTTATCCGGAACCACTGCTGCAGCGTTTACAGAAGCTCGAACAGTTTCTTCAGTAGGTGGTGTAGGACGGGATATTACTTCCGTTAACCCACGAGGGGAGAAAACCACTGCAGGGCTTACTAAGGCAATGCCAATCACTTTCTCATCTACTCAAATGTGGGCTGATATTAGTGGTGCTTCCTCAATTAAAGGTATTAGTTCTTATGCCTCTGGAAATTGGAATGCCTCTGGGAGATGTTTTCTTGTTCAACACCCTATAACAAGCACTAAAGCTCCAGATATTAGTTTGCACGTTGCTTCAGCAACTCCTGATATCGGGTTAATTGGGGACGGTGCGCTTACTGGAATTTTCTCCGCTAATGTATTTAACTCTTCCGCTAATGATTTAACGGTGAGTTCAGCGGATGCTATACCCGTAAACTGTAATGGGTTTGGACCGGATAGTTTAAAAGATAATTATACCGCTTGGGCGGCTGATTCTAGATTACATGCTGCTGCATACGGAAGTTATTTTTCTAGAGTTACCGTTAAGAATTGTCATGGTGACCTTATTAAACTTAAAAACATTCTCGTAGACTCTGGAGAAGGACATAGAAGTTTTGCTTCTGATGTTGCGGATGCTTACCATGATGCCACTAATGGCTTTGAAATCGTAGATTCTGAAGTAACGTTAGAAGGTACAGCCTCAATTCGAAATAGGTATGCAGGATACGCTGTAAACAATTCAACAGTAAGATTTTCTCGTGGTGCGATAGCATATAGAAACTACCCTCTCGCTGCGGGAGGTACGAGAGTAATCGGAGATACGAATATTTATGAGACAGGGGATCCCAAACTCGTAAATGGTGTAGGTCTGTACGCTAAAAACTCTACCGTCTTGTTTGACACCGAGGTTAATACAGCAAGTCCTACGGGAGCGTTGTATACATCTTCAGTTATGCCTGGGTACTACCCTTACTATTTTGGCGCTAACGGTTTAGGTATTTACGCAAAGGGGTCTCATCTTGGCGGAGGTACATTAGGAACTCGATACGTTCAAGGGGAAGACTCACAAACCTCTAAGATTATCGCAGCTGATAATACGAATGGGGGATTCTGCATAGAAAATTCTACGGTATCCTTCAAAGGAGTGCCTTGGGCATACCACAATGAAGGTCATGGATTCCAAGCAAATAATTCTACTATAAAAACTACAGGCATTATTTCCGAATACAATGAAGGAAATGGAGTACACTTAGTTAACACTAACTTTGAGTATGGTCACGGAGGAAGTGAAATAGCTTCTACCTTACGGGCTAATTCTCTGCGGCTTGCAAGAGGGTCTAGAACGGATACGGTAACCGCCTGCACTAACGGAAATCACAATATTCGTGTAGAAAAAGGATCTTCTTTTTCCCCTTCTAAGTTTCTCTGGATGGATTCCACTTATGGAGGCGTCGGCGGAAATGGAACAAACTTCAGCATGGAGTCTTCAGGAGGTACCGCGACGTATTTCCAAAATGTTCCAATGCTATCCGTAGATGAAAATTCATATGCTGAAGTTTTATCTTTTGCTGCTGAAGTACCATATGTTCCAACTCTGTCATCAACTCCTACTAGGGGATGTGCTGTAGCTGTAACTAATGGTTCCACTGCCTCCTTTATTGGAACCTCAGCTTTAAACACCTTAACTTACCGAGACGGAACTATCGCAGCAGCAGCCAGTCAAATTGGAAGGGCGTATGATGTTTTAAATTCAAAGACAGCATTTTACGCTGGAAACAATTCAACTTTAAGGCTTTCTGGACCTACGAAAATATCCGGGTTAGGTATCGGTGTTCTGGGGGAAGGCAATTCAAACGTTGAATTTGGTCCCGTTTTAGATAAAAATAGTGGATACGTAGATGCGGTTAATTACGACTTAAGCACAGGAACTGCAGCAGCTGGACATACAAAAGTTGACGTTCATGCTTTACGCTCATGTGTTGTTGTAAACAAAGGCTCTAACCTTTCTTTGAAAAACTTAGGAGGTTCAGCTACGCCTGGAACCGAAAAGAACGCATTCAGCGATGTTTCAAGTGTTGATTCCCTCGCATTTACTGACGCATTATTACAATCGTGTACCAGTGGTGGGTATTTCCAATTCCATCCAAATGGATTTACAGATATGATTCTAAGTTCCACTTACGTTGCCCACACTAACCTGGGATCGGCGAAGTCAACTAGAACTGGTAATCTAGGAGCTCAAACCGTTACTTCTACCGGAGGTATGTGTGTTAGGGCTGTTGGAGATAGTACCGTCGATGTTAACTCGGTAAACTTCCCAATGGGCGCATACGCATCCTCAGTATCAGGAGTTTACTACAACCTAGAAGGTTTAGGTAGGGAACATTCTACTGGATATGCAGGTCTTGGAGGGAATGGTAATGCACCAGCCGCTGCCGGAGGAGCATACAGAGGAGGTACTCAAATCTATATTTGGAACCTCGCCGATACTTCTCGAATTCACGCTTCCAACTTGTTGGTTAGTGGCGTAACCCCTTCTGCTATCGGTGGAGGCACCGGAGTTGATTACCATGGACCTGCAGGAAAATGGTTCAATGGCGTAGGGTTGGATTACTACGGAGCCGACGGCGCCGCTGGTTTTTCTGCTACAGACTCAAGCTTAGCAAACTATGAGAATAACGGTCCATTTAGATTAATGTTTGGAACGAGAGGAATTGTTAAGAGTTACTTCGATTTATCAGGAGACACTTTACATTCTGTGGGAGGTGTTAGTGCAACAGGAGGAGCTCCAATTGATCAGATTAATGGTCAAGGTTATATGGCGCAGGTCTCGTCTGTGTCGGCTCTTCCGTGGTCTGATTCTACGTACAGTCATCAATATGAAAATGCTGTATCTGGAGATGTTGTTTTTGGTGCTTACAAGAACACCTCTTCAATCCCAGATAACTACATCGGAACTGCAGGAAATGGTTTAGTTTCCGTGCCCGTTATACACGGTGAGTGGCAAGGCTATATGAGGAATTTCTTAGATGAGTCTGCCGCAAACACTTTTGCAAATGCAAAACATTCTTCAAACGAAAGAGTAGGCTTCGTCTCCCTTTACAATTCTAATACTAACGCTTTTAAAGGCGGGGAAGGGCGAGACTGTTATGGAGATGCTGTTACGTTTGGAAAAGGGGTACGTTCCCTTAACCTGTTCGACTTGGATAGACTTTTGTAATGGCTTGGCAATTTAACACTTCAGTAATTAAAAATCCTATTAGGATGTATGGTCCTAATGATCCCTATTATTGGGAAGTAGATAACTTACCTTTAGAAGACCTTCTAGAGAACTGTGCGAGATTACAATACCAACTTCTAGAGTTAGAAGCTTTGGATTTTGATCAGTTTGCAACTGCGGGAAGCTTGGAGTCTTCGTTTGTAAAGATTGAGGATTTTAATAATAGAAAACTTGAGAGCTTAGAAGAAGATTTCGATTTTGTAGGAGAGAACCAACCTTATCACGATGACCTACTTGTGTTTAAAGGAATCTATCATTCCCCAGGAGGTACAGACCAAGGAGGTCGTTGGCAATCAATTTCACGCGATTCTCGAAGAGATCTTTTTCCAAAAACACTCCCTGATTTACACGATGTTGACCCAAACCTAGCCCCAGCTAATGGCGAAGTCCTTAAGTGGAATTCCAGTAATTCACAGTGGGAGACGGGAATCGATATTCATTACGAAGATTTTAATGCTTTATTAGACTGTGAAGTAGTAAACCCCCAACTAGACGATGTTTTAGTTTATGGTGTTGATTCAAATAATCAACCTTCTTGGAGGAACGGTTACCCTACTAACTTACCAACTTTTGATAATTTTTCAAACCCTAACGATGGAGACGTTTTGGCTTATGGAGGTCAAACTCCAGGAAGCCCTCATTTTGAGCCTGTGGGCCTAGGAGGTCTACCAAATCAAACTACTATGTTTGACGGTGAAGGTGAAGCCGTAATCGCTGGCAATCATACTATAAACACTGACTCAGGTCTAGACGCTGACGTTTCCTGGATGAATTCAACTACTGCTTACAAAGCCGCCGGTGGCTATAATAAGGAAGAGTTTCCGTTGCCTAATACGGTGGCTCATGGTTCGGCGTTCAATTGGAGCACCGTTGCGAATTGGGTTCATAGACCTAGGTATGTGTACATACAAGGAATTTCTGAAGCATGGCCAAACNCTACAAACGCCGCCAATNATGCCAATGCCGCAACTCTTGAACTAGCATTTTTTGACTCCAATACCTCTCAAAAGTCTTGTAATTATGTTCATGTAAATTCGGCGAAACATAAACGTTCAGATGAACTTAATAAACACTGGAAGACCTTTTCCGCATGGGTTCCTATTTTCTGGGATGGGACCACCGCAAAACTCGCTACAGGGATTTATAAGGACAACCGTNNAANNGCAGGCGCAGGCTATAGTACTTGTAAAATGCACGTAAGAATTTTAGGCGCGAGGACGTAACATGTCAAGGTTCGGACGGGAAATAGAATATAACATCAGGTGGGTAAAACCAAACGACCCTTATTACTGGGAAGTTGATAATTTACCAATTGAAGACTTGCAAGAGAATTGCATACGGCTTCAAAACCAGATCCTTAACCTTCCAAATTTCAGTCAGTTCATAACCGAGCAGAAGGCTAGAGAGTTATTTGTTGATAAAAGTAAGTATAACGCAAGAAGGTTTGAAGACTTTAATGTTATTGATTTTAGCACTTACGGTATACCTTTAACTGACGATGTTTTGTGGCACTCAAATCCTTTAGGGTGGCATCGACATGGTTATTTTAAACGGGAGATGAAAATCACCCACCAATCCGGTAGCTCTGACTCCCGAGGATTGGAGGATGTTTCAACAACCCAAGTTCCAAATAATAATGCTATACTTAGGTATGATTCAGAATCCGGAGACTGGACTCAAGGGACAGATGAAGAGTTTTCTCATGTTTTGAATGATTTAAATGGGTCTTATGGTAAAGATGATACTCAGCAGAGTGGTAACCTACTAGAAGATCAATTTGTTAAGTACAACGGTACGGTGTGGGAAAATTTTAGTGTGGTACCGAAATGTGGTACAACTAATCTATCACAGGATTGTATATTAGCGTACGATGAAGACGTTTCAACATTTACCTCTCGGGAAGCTCAACCTGCACACCAAGGATATGATAATGTGCCGGGACAATCTGGATTTTTGTACGGTTACCCAAATGGGATTTCTTTATTAGAAGGTTACAACACTGATAGCCCTTTTGAGATGAATCATTATGCTGGCACATACATAGAAAGGTCTATATATCGTACTGGAGAACATGACCCCGGGCAATTTGCGGAAATAGCAATAGAGACTGGCGGGTTTAACAATGCGACGCAGGGCTCCACCGCCACCGATCTCTCGCATGAGGACGGCGATTGGCTAGGCAAACTTAGCCTTAATACCCAAGGACAAGTAAATAACTGTACAATATTACCTGCTAATACGTCTAAGCATATGAATATAGACCTTTCTCAGCATGCCTTAGATGGTTTGTTTCCAAAAGGAACTAAGTATCTTATGGCTATGGTTTGGATGTCCTCATTCGCTGATGAAGAATACTGGGTAACCTTAGCTAACGGCAGTTTCTCCCATTTACTAACACCAAGAATGTTTTTAGGTTTTGCCACTCACATATATGGAGACATATTAAGAAGGGTACCCACTGTAGTAGGTACAGGCGGAAGCTCTTCCTATTACCGGAACCGAGCTTACCATTCCGCCCAGCAAGAAGTTTTAATACCTGTAAACTGGGTCAACGGCACGCCTTGGTGCCATGTTCACGGATGGTCTCGCGCTACTGCAGAAGGTATGACTACTACAGGTAGCATGACCGGAAATAACCTAAATATCCCTTCTTTTTGCCAAGTACGAGTTGATGGGTGGGTAACCTAGATACAGTATGAAATATTTTCTTTGCTTGCTGCTGACTTCCTGTTCTACCTTAATGCCAATCGCTGGTGGGGGAGTCGGAGGTGCAGTTGGAGCCGCATTAGGAGGACCTCCTGGCGCTGCTATAGGGGGAGCCGCTGGCGTAACCGGAGCTCAGATGGCATTCCCCAGTAACTCTGCTCCGGTAAGCGATGCAGTAGCCTTAGCAGCTGCACAAACGGGAAAACCAGCTCCAGGCACAGTAGCATCTACAATCCACGAAACTAAAGGTTTAGTATGGGATTTAGGTTGGATGTACCTATTAGTCTTCATTCTAGTTCCTCTCGTAACCAAGCGAGGTAGAACCTGGGTGAAGAAATTCTCAAACATTCACAACACGGTATCCCAAAAGGATATCGACGCAAGAGACGAAGAGCAAGACATACGTCTCTCTGAACTAGAAAAAAATATTAAAGCTTTGTCAAAGAAGTAGCGTAGTACCCTAGATAAGCTAGGGATAATACAAACCCAAAAAAAATTATGAAAATTATAGACCACAATTTTGTTCCAGTCGACACCGCCAAAAAGATCATGGAGTCTTACGGGTATGCCGCTGCAGAAGTAGAAGAGCAAGAAGTTGCAGAAGTTACAGAAGTACCTGAAGAGTCTTCCAAAGAAACAGGTTCCATTTGTGTTTACGAACACGATACCGGAGTATACCAACTTAATTCAGAAGTTGAAACCATGAACGACAGCTTGTACATTTCAGTAAGTGAAATTTCTGATGCGGATCAAGTCGCTTTGGCTGAGTCTGACGCTCCCTCATTAGAGACCGTTGATTTTGAAGATACTTCCTATACTTTGGGAGATATCTTTGATACTCCTGATGGAGAAACCTTTGTTAAACTAACCCCAAGTAAGTAATGGCTGCTCAAACGATAATGGAAAAAGCGGACGCAATCCTCGCTAATATGGGGATTTCGGATACTGTACCATTAAGCGAAGCTTCTTCTGACTCAATCAACGCTGTTGGTAAAGATTACTCAAATCAAGAGCTACCTGATGTTAATGATGAACAACGAAACCAACTTCTAGCCCATGCTGGCTTTTTAACCGAAGCCAAAGAGGAAGAGGAAGTAGAAGATGAAAATGCTGATCCTGTTGGCGACGTAGAAGAGAAGCCTGAAGAGNAGCCTGAAGAGGAGCCTGAAGAGGAGCCGAAAGCAAAGAAAAAGCGCAAGAAGACATATATTGATATCGATAAATCCCTTACCCTAACTAAACGTAAGAGGAGTAGAAGGGAAGGACGAGGCGCTAGAACAGCTAAAAATGCCAAGGAAGCAAAAGTTGTGGGGGAAACTACTGTAGGTATGGTAGGCGTTGGCCCCCTGGGAAATTCACCAGCACCCGACCCAGATAAGCCGTACGGTAATAAAAAGGGTAAAAAGAAAAAGCGTAGATCTACGCTTAAATTTATAGATTTAGCATTCAACAAATGAGTTTACTTCGCGATGTTTATTCTTTCGGTCAACTTCAGGTTCTTTCTGAAAGTACTGCCAATTCTCCTATGCGCGTCCGTGGCCTGTTTCAAGAAGCAGAGACGGTTAATGGAAATAAGCGCCGATACCCTACTAAACTTCTTGAACGTGAAATTAAAAAACTTGGTTCTGTTCTTTCTGAACGCCGCTTAGTAGGCGAGCTGGATCACCCTTCTGATGAAGTGGTCCACCTTACCAACGCTTCTCACTTAATTACAGGTCTTCAAATGGAAGGCAATAAGGTTATAGGAGAAGCAGAAATTCTAAACACTCCATCTGGAAAGGTTCTACAAGAACTTTTAAAAGCAGGTGTAAAGATTGGAATCTCCTCCCGCGCAGTCGGGGGGTTAACTTTTAACAATGATGACGAGTGTTACGAGGTTAATGATAACCTTAGAATGATTACTTGGGATATGGTCTCAGACCCTTCATGCCAAGGAGCTTTTCCTGGGCTGATGGAAAACAAGCAATCATTAAACGAACACACGTCTAAAGCGATTGAAGAAGTTAAAAATCTCACCGCAGAACGTATATATATTAAACGCTTGGAGCAGTCTCTTCGCAAAAAATAAAAATTTTCTCATTTTTTCCTAAATCTATTATAGATAAGTATAGTAGGTAAAATAACCATGACAACCAAACACGACCAATTAGCAAAGCTTCTCCCAGAAGGATTTTCCGAAGAAGGTGTTGAAGCTATTAACGCGCTTGTTGGGGAAATTGTACAGGAACGTGTTACTTCAGAAGTTGCTGATCTCAATGCAAAAGTCTCCGGGTATCTTCGTCTTAAAATTGACGAACTTAAAACCCAGGCTCGCAAAGAGTTAGAAGCTTCAGATGAAGTATACCGTGCCAAAAAAGTTTACGAATCCCTAAAAGCAATCGTAGCAGAAGATATTGAATCTTCTGACTCCGACTCCGCAATGTCTCTCTACAAAGGGGAGAATGAAAAATTGCAATCTCAAGTAGAAGAGCTTAACAGTAAGCTTGCTGCAACGATGAACGAAAATGTCACACTCGAAGGAGCTGTAGGTACATTAAGAGAGGATATCAATTCTCTCTCCGAAATCCAGAAGAAACCTTTTAAATCTTCGGAGAAAGCTCTCGTTATTACAAACGAGCGCAACCACGAGGGTGCCGTCCATAATTCTGTGGGCAACTCATTCCTCACTGAGGACGTACTACGTCTATCAAATAAACTACAAAATAATTAACTCATCCTATCATGTTAGATAAACAAACTAATAATTCTCTCTGTGATAAGTGGGAGCCAATTTTGGAAGGTATTAATGACGCCCATACACGAGAGTGTACTGCGGTTCTCCTTGAGAACCAGGCTCGCCACGTTCTCGCTGAGCAATCCAAATCTGGAATGCTCGATGAATCGACTACAGTGGGTCAATTGGGTACCTTTCAAAAATTTGCATTTCCGCTTGTCCGCCGGGTATTCCCGGAACTAATTGCCAATAAGGTAGTTGGTGTACAACCGATGCAAGGTCCTGTTTCTCAGGTCTTCTACCTAGGTTTTGATCGTTCAGAAAATGACAACGCTCAAGGTGTTTACGGTAAATACTTGAACACTTACCGTGGTTTGGTTGCTGAACCTCTCGATGCTTCCGGTATGGAAGTTTCGCTTGACGCATCCACCATTGGCTGGGAGTTCTCCTCTACGAATGCCGGTGCTGCCGCTACCGAACCTGCTGGACACGCCTTCTCGGCTACTCTTGGTGGGGGTACGTTAACTGCGGGAGCAGACGGAAACCTAGTAAGTACTTCCTCTGTTGGAGCTCAAATCGCTCAGTTTCCAAATGCTGATACGTTAACTCAGTGGAATACTTCTGCAGGTGAAGCCCTGACTGGGACTGCAATCCCAGAGATTAACTTCCATATCGAGCAACAGGCTGTGATTGCACGTACTCGTAAGTTCCGCGCCTTGTGGACTATCGAAGCCGCGCAAGACCTTCGGGCTTATCACAACCTTGATCTTGAGCGTGAGCTTACTGATCTTCTAGGTAAAGAAGTTGCATTGGAAATCGACCGTGAAATTCTGGAAGACCTCCGGATGATCGCTTACGATGTCAACGATGATAACAAGCCTCACAAAGGTTTCAACCGCTCTGCACTTGACTTAGGTAACCCTAACCGGTTCCCAACTGACCATGACTGGACTCCGAACGAGTTTAACTATAACATGGGCGATCACCTGTTCTCTGATGCTGAAAATTCAGCTGGAAATGCGTATGATGGTGGTACTTCTAAGACCAACTATGGTCCTGGTAGTAACCGCAACGTTTATTTTGTTGACTTCGCAAGCTCTGCACTTAACTTGACTCCCCGTCACGTTGGTGAAGTGTACTCGAATCTTCTTGCTGCAGTAAACTTTGCTGCTCAAGACATCTACAAGACTACTTATCGTGGTGCTGGTAACTACATCATTACTTCTCCGTTGGTTGCAGCTATGCTTCAATCAGCTGCTAAGCTTGAAGGTGGTCTAGATGCCGGTGAAGCTGGTCAATTAGGTGCGCAAATTCTCTACAAAGGTAAGTGGGCTGGCATGTACGATGTATATGTTGATCCTCTGTGGCCTGAGGATGAGATTCTTGTTGGGTATAAGGGTAGCAGCCCTATGGAAGGCGGTTATGTGTACGCTCCGTACATTCCGATCCAAATGTTGCCAACCATTGTTAACCCTGATGATTTCCAGCCTCGTAAGGGTCTGATCACACGTTATGGTAAGGCTGTTATTACGCCTGCGTCACGCTGGTACCGGATTATCCGACTTGTCGGTGCTGATACTCGCTTCTTGACTCAACCATTCCAGAAGATCAGTAACACCTTCAACGATTCTGGATTAGCGCAAAACTAATCTTTAATTAAGTTTTTATAAAGAAGGGAGCCTTTCGGCTCCCTTCTTTCGTATATACAGAGAGGAAGATTATGAAATACGTCAATACAACCAAAAATGGAATTTATACAAGGGTGCCCGGACGAGGACATCAATACGTTGCTCCAGGAAGAGAAATAGAAGTAGAAGGCTCTATTAACGTTCCTGGCTTATCTATCGTATTTGAAAAAATACCGGTCACGAAAAAAACACCTCCAAAACCAGTAGTAAATACTATAAAGGAAGAAACCCCCAAAAATGACATACATCCCAAAGACTAGTTTCGGAAATACTTTTACAGTCCCAACAGGAACTGATACTTATGTCAGTTCTGTGCAGACTCTGGGTGAGATTGATTATAGTACTTTAAACCGTAGGAGATTTTCAGATAGCGTTCAATTCTCTAACTTTTACAAGGGTATAAAAGATTTTGTTTTAGCTAGGTTAGGTGCTCCTGTAGTACGAGTTGAGCTTTCTGAGTTTCAAGTTTTAACCGCTATTGATGAAGCTATAACAAAACTAGACTACCACGCTCCGAACTGGTGTACAAACTACATGACCTTTATTACAAAGGGAGGGGAGAATGTATACGAACTCCCTAGGTTTGTAATGAACAACCTACAGTACGTGGTGTACAAAAAAACACTATTGTCTGTTGCCGCACATTCGAATACTTTAGAATTCGATTTCTTTGTTAAGTATTTCCAAGATAACTTTTTGTTTAAAGATTTTTCTGTTGCAGACTTCCTAATCATGACATCTCACCTAGAGCAGATTAGAAAAATTCTCTCTAGAGATGGAACGTTTGAAGTAGTAGACAACCAGAAATTATTTATATACCCTATGCCTTTGCAGACGGAAGAGGTCATCGTGCAATTTAGAAGTTTGAACAGCGATACTTTACACCCGTACTTCTTGAATTGGGTTCAGAAGTTCTCTGTTTCCGTATGTAAGGTTATTTTGGGAGGTATTAGAGGGAAGTATGATGTTATTCCTTCTCCTGGAGGAGGCGCTAGATTAAACGGGGACGCGCTTACAAATGACGGTAATGCGGAGCAAGAGAAGTTGATAGAAGATCTATTAATGGAAATCGAAGAACCACCAGCTATTACCACATTCTAGTGTAGAGCTAAATACTTACAGATATGAAAGAAAAAGACAAATCCTTATTTCAAGCCCCAAAACCTAAAAAAGGACTTTTTGCGGATGAAGGGTTTGGAGATTTTTCAGATTCATTAAGTTTGTATGACCCTACAAACCCTGATATTAATATTTTTGATTCTGTGGACGGGGAGCTGATAAGTCTTGCCGGGTCGCAGCTTATGATTTATAAATATGAGCAAGGGGAAGATTTCGATGACTTGTACGACGAACATCGAGGGAAGGCTATTTACCAACATCCGGTAATTACAGTTGGGCATTATGATCCTAGACCTGTAGAAGAAAATCTTTCGGAGTTCGGAATAGAACTGACAAATGATCAAACTTTTACTTTCAATCTTACTAATCTAGACTCTGTACTAGGGAGACGGTTACGTCCTGGGGATGTAATCAAACCGAAGTTTCAAAATCTTTTTTATGAGGTTTACGAAGTTCAAGAAGATAGCTTTGAAATCTATGGAGTGTTCCATTTAACCGTCTCCGCAAAACTTCTGCGAGATGCGGAGAAGATTCTCCCTGCTGGGTGTTTTGGAGTCGAAGCAACTTCTTTTTACAGGTATGACGATATTGAACTCGAGCACACCGATGGTTACAAAACTGAATATGACCTCACCATTCCAAGGTTAAAAAGTGGCAGAGACACAGATGGATTCTCCCTTATTGTGTTTATTCACGGCTCGGGAGGAAGTAAACTTAATAATAGTGGTATAATAGAATTTGCCGCTAAACAAGGAATGGCAGGTGTGTCTATTGATTGCAGAGGTCAAGGACCTTCAGCAGAGCTTAATAATCCTACCTTATACGGACACACTAACTGGGATACTAGAGAAGTGCTTGATGTAATGGAAATTATAGAGCACATCGTGGCAAATAATAATATAGACCCGAACCGTATTGGAATTACTGGAGCTTCACAAGGAGGTATTCTCAGCTTTGCTTTAGCTCGATTCTCCGAAGGAACTCCGGAATCTTGGATAGTTAACAAAGGATGGAGAACTAGTACTGAGAAGTACCCGAAAATATCCGCTATTGCACCTAGTAACTGGGGAGGCTCTTTACCTGACGTCCTAATGCCCAGAGGTAATTTCGCAACGAACACTGTCAAAAATTTCTGGCACGCACAAGCAGTTTCCCCCATCCCCTGGGATCCTCAAGGTCCTCCAGGACAAGGAGTTCATTATAACCCCGACACCTTCAAAGAGCTTGAGCCGTTTCTAGGGACTAATGACCCTGCGGGTTTAACTAACCTTTTAAACACAGACCAATCCTACAAAGAGACATACAAAGATTTTAGTTTTGTTAAAACTTACCCCGGTCACATTCATGCTTTTTGGGCTTACGACGACGCTTGGGGAATGGGGGGTTCTGAAAGTACTCTTTTGAAGGCTATGCAACATTCTATTCCAGGTTTTGCTAGATGGATACACTTTGGCACCGGAGGACATCAAACCCCTAGAATACAACAAGAGAACATTTGGTTAAAAACAATACGACTGATATTTTTCGAATCGGTATTCCTAGGCAAAATGCTACCTATCCCTGGAACAAATAGATATGGCGACTTTAGAGAGTACCCTTCTGTAAGATATGGGGTAGTCCCAAATACAATTGAAGAGTATCAAGAAGATGATGATACTAAATGGAATGATAGGTATGTTTGGGATATTAACAACTCCCAAGAGAATGGATTTGGTCCTGGCGCAGCAAATACTTACGCTCCCAAAACGTACTACCTTGATGGCAATAGTCTTGTCGATGCAGAATATCCATGCCTGGTGAATTACGAGCCTCATACAATAAAACATACCGTAAATTACGATTTTACGTATGACGACTATTACGAAATATTAAAAAACCCAGAGGCTGCTGGAGGACGCGGTCAAGGGCAATGGCCTATAGATAAAGTTCTTTACTCCAACAATGTGTCGGGCAACGCGCCTATTATGGAGGAGCAAACGAAGGTATATAACGGACCTACATTAGCGTACAATTTACTAATGTGTGGTTCTCCAACAGCTGAAATTTACGTGGAGAGCGAGGATCCTAACTTCCAAGTAGGTTTTAGCTTGTGGGAGGTTAATCCTCAAGGGGAGGATAGGTTTATTACTGGAGGGTATCAATCGATTACTGACCATGACCCAATGAAGTCCTATGATGGATTACCTTTAAAAGTTAGGAAATTGGATATTCCGTTTAACTTGTATACTTACAAATTAGAAAAGGGGTATACTTTAAACGTTAAAGCTTCTGTAACCTCATACAGTGAGCCTCCTTATGAGGGTATTGATGGTGTGTTTAGAGTACCTCCATTAAACGAGAGCTTCGAAGTTAAAGTGTTACCTTGTGTACAATCAGGAGCAAAAACCCTTTACTCTACGGTAACTGTTCCCCTCCACCACATTACGGGCTCTCCATTTTTGGATTAGAATTATGAGATCATTTGAAGCAATTAGAAAATCAATCTATGAATTAGAGAAAGGCAGCCACACCCAAACTAATTTTTATCGGGAAATTACCAAATATGTAATTCAGAAAATTTCTACGCTTACGCTCACGGATGAGGAAGGGAAAAACAAGTCAGATATCGCCACTTTCTTCGCTAACCCTGAGAGAGCTATCGCTAAACTGAAAGAAGATAGAAATCTAACGCTTCCTGTAATTTCAGTATCTATTGACGATATAGAGGATGATCCGGAGAGAAGGAGGACAGACTCTTTAGTGGAAATGTCCAGAGCATGGAATAAAACAGAACAGCGAGCTGTTAGAGTTGTTTCTTTAGCTTCAAAACCAGTAAAATTAACTTTCCTTATTAACTTTTGGGCTAAGTACGTAGAAGACATTAACCAGCTTATGGAGCAGTTTCAATTGTTTTTCAACCCTGGGATGCCTATTCGTACGTCCCGTAGCAACACTGTACTATCCTACATTACTCAAGTTTCTGATAATTCCACTTACCAAGTCGGGGATAGAGAGGATAGGATTATTAAAAAATCTGTACAAATTTCTCTCGACACATACATCCCAAATAAGACTTATTTGTTAACAAAATCAGGTAATATCACAGATGTGGGGGTTGATATTGCTATTTTTAATACGGAGGAAGAGTACCGAGAGGCTGCAGGAGGGGATTTAGAAGGATTTGACACTCCGGGTAATGCTTTACCTGAACGTAGAAATCACTTGGTAGATCCTGCCGATCCTCGCACAGTAACATAGAAACGAAATATAGAAGATAAAATACCATTCTTTGTCCTCCAGGTCGTATAAATAAAATAGAGGAATATTAATGATTACGCTTCGAAACCTAACGTCACAAGGCAAAGAGTTGATTTTTTTTGATGGAAAAGACTATGTCCATCACTGGCTCAACCCAAAAGCCTCCGTGCAAGTACCAAAGCTGTTCTTAACNGATACGGTTAGAGAATTCGCTAGACGCAACCTAATATCCGTGAGAGAAAATTAACATGGCAACATACAACAGTCCCGGAAGTTACGTAATAGAGAAAGATTTCTCTGAATACCCCCCTGCAGTGGGCGCATCACTACCTGGTGTAGTTGGCTTCGCCGCAAGAGGAAAAAAAGATAAAGCCATTTTGGTTACCAGCGCCGCTCAACTCCTACGTGAGTTCGGTCGACCTGACCAAGTAAGTGGTGGACAAGCTCTTCAAGCAGCTTTAGAGATTCTTACCCGAACCAATTCACTGTATTTTGTACGGTGTGCTACAGACGATGCATTAGATGCTTCTGCTGCTATTAATTGGGGTACCTGTCCTGCGGTTTCGGTTAGCGGTCTCCAAGCCTCTGCTACTTATATATTTGATATTCAAAGTACAGATGAAAATGGAACGTCCAACAACCCAGATGGAGTCGCCAACTACACATTCACGGTAGCGGGAGATGGACTCCCAGCAACTACCACTGGTGGTGCTGACACTCTTGTTACTGCTGTGTCTAAGCTTCAAGATGGTGACTGGCCTTGGACAGTTGTTAAACGAGACGCAAGTTCCGTTCACTTTGTAGGGTCCCATGCGGGATCAGCTACTGTTCTTACTGTATCCGCAAACGGATACACAGGAGTACGCGGAGACGCGACCTGGCTGCCTAAGTACCCTATTACTCCTCTTCACTGGTCATCTGGCGAAGCTATCGTTAATTCCGGCACCGCTGTTGGTGACTCTCATGCGGGTAACCCAGCATATGGGTGCACTATTTGCCCATCTTCCGCAGGAGGCGTTTATTCTCTTGAATCACTTTGGACAGGAGCTGGGTATAACTATAGCTCTGTTACGAAGTCAGGTGTTACCTCAACATATGGATTGCACGCTAAAGTCGTGTCCAAGCTTGCCGGTGAGTTTAACTTAGAAATTTATAAAGATGGAGGGTTAGAAGAATCCTTCGGATTAGAGTTTGTTAAGGATGGAGACTCCGGAAACTGGCCTGAAAACGTTATTAACGTTGGGAACACTGGAACCCTCGCTTCCGACAATATTAAAGGTCAATTTAAAAGTGTTGGCGCCTCTGCTGGAGATCCCACTGTTGAAGCTTGGACCCCTCCGGTTTATTGGAGCTCTACAGGAACAACTTTCCTCGGCGCTTCAAGTTACGGCCCTGGAGGTCAGATTACCGCCGCCGATTTAGATGAGGAGGCTTTGTTTGCAGGGTCTTACATCAAGGCGGTTGATGGAACCTACCTCCTTAAAGGAGGAGTAAACGGAGACATTGGTGATGCTGGAGGTTCTGTAAACACTGACATTAGGGCCGCTATTCAAGGAAACGCAGCCCAAGGAACTGGAATGCAGTCTTTAGGAAGAGATGACATTGATATTGCAATGGCATGTATTCCAGGCATTACGGACCAGGCTCTTCAAAATAGCTTGATTTCCCTGGCTGAGAGTACTCAGAAGTTTATTGCCGTTGTTAATCCTCCTGAGAGTTTAACTACAGCACAACAAGCAGTAAACTGGCACGATGGTAGAGGGGATGGCAGAACCGCTGCAATTAATAGCTCTTATGCCGCAATTTACTGGCCTTGGATTAAGATCTTTGATACTTTCTCTAAATCAGATATGTATCTCTCTCCTGATGCTTTTGCAATCTCGGTGATGTGTACTACTGATATTATGGCTGACCCATGGTTTGCACCTGCTGGATTAACAAGAGGACGACTCACACGACCTACTGATGTAGAAGTTTCTCTTACTACAGGAGACCGTGATAGTCTTTACAAGGCTGGAAATAATATTAATCCAATTGCTAAGTTTGCTCAAGATGGCATTGTTATCTGGGGGCAAAAAACCGCACAACGAAACCCAAGCGCTTTAGACCGCTTGAATGTTCGCAGAATGATGATTGCGATTCGCAAAATGATTCTAAGCGCTACTCGCGCACTGGCTTTCGAGCCTAATGATGTGGTTACTTGGAATAGAGTAAGTAATCTCCTTAACCCGGCATTCTCTGATATTCAGAACCGCCGAGGTATTACTGAATTCCGTGTAATTTGTGATGAGACGGTAAACACCCCGGTTCGAGTCGATCGAAACGAACTATGGTGTAAGGTTTTAATTCGACCAACCAAGACCGCTGAAGTCATGGTCTTTGAAGTTAACCTAACTAACCAATCTGCAGATTTAGGAACTGCCTAATAAAGACTATATAATACGGAGATACCGATGGCCCGAGCATACTACGCAACACAAACTAACAGAACTCTTAATCAAGAAAATCTTCCCATGCTTTCGCACGGGTTGGAGTCATACCGCGCTTACCAATGGGAAGTAGAAATTACCCTCCCTAAAGGCCTGGAAGATGAATCAAAACTTACTTTGGCTGCGAAAAGCGTTGGCCAGATTGGGTTTGCATCCGAAGATATTGTAGTCGATAGAGTAAATGATAAGTACTTCTACCCAGGAAAAGTTACGCCTGAATCAGTTACTATCACTTTTGACAACCTAGTAAAAGGGCAGTTAGCTGAAAAGCTCTTCTCTTGGATGAGTAACACTTATGACCCTATTACGGGTTCTTTTACACCTCAATTTATTAGAGGCTCGGCAAGTACTGAGACAGGAGTAGGTGGGTTTAAAAACCACATTCGCTTGTATCAGCTTGATAACACCATGTTCCCTGTTAAGCACGTACATCTGTATGGCGCGTACCCTAAATCGTGGCGTCTTGCTGAATTTAACTATACGACCAACGAGTTCCATACTATCGAGGTAGAAATCCGCTACGACTTTGCCGTACAGTATTCGGGATTGGTTTAAATTTTTTACTAAAAGATCCTATTATAGGGGTGTGCCTTTCTCGAGGTAACACCCCTATTTAATGTATAATGGTTTTATCCGATTTACTAGAGTCATATGACAAACTTCGAAAGCGTAGGTATTCGCTTTCTGATAGGTTAGTAGAAGCTAGATCCCATGATGAGTACGGATGGGTTCCCAGCCAAATACCAGAGGCTGAGTTTAGTGTTGCAGGACAGGCTATTTTTGCCATGGGAGACGCCCTTGAAGGAGGGCAGCTCCAACCGGAACCCCAAAAAGATTCTTACCTGCCTTGGGCAACCAAACAAAGAAACAGTCCACGAGTATCTTGGAGGAATTCCCAAGGTAAAATTCAATCTGCGGAAATCCCACACGTAATTGCGTACCTTAGGAGTAAACAAGAGGAGTTTAAAGACGGACTTCCCACTTCAACGAAAAATAAAACAGATTTCGGAAAGCCTGGAGCTTTTGGTCCTTTAGTCCCTCCCGTAACTTTCGCACCTGATGCGTTGGCGGAAAACGCTGATAAAGCTACTGATAAGTGGGGTATAGATAGACAGAAAGGGGGTAACGTAAAAGTTGGAGCTAAGACAAGCGCAGAAGATGATCTTAAACGGTTAAACACACAGCTTCAAAATCGAGGTTCGGGTCCTATAAACGACATTTTGAAATCTGTATACGTAGGCTTAGGGGAAGAGGATGGAATGTGGGCTGATGACACTATGCTTAATAGAAGTGTCCGAGAGATGTCAAAAGGTTTAGAAGCGCTTAACGAAGTACTTTTAAATAATGACCCTGATGACGACTGTATGGATTTAAGTAAGTTAACTGCCGGGCAAAAAGAGCAGTTAGGAAATTTTAAAACGAGAGGAAGTAATAAAGGCGCAGCATTATGGTGGGATGGAGACTCTATAATGGCTGATAGGGCTGTTAATGATATGCCAGGAGATAGAGAAGCTTCAGTGTATGGAGTTAAGCTATTTGGGCACAATACGGCTATGTATCGAATGGCTAAAGCTTTAGGAACGAAGACAGACTGCGCTGCTAAAGAGGAAGGTCCAATCATACCCCATGGAGAAGGTTCCCTACGGGAAGAGATTAGTGTAGGAAGTACGGTAATTGGAGATGCTAATGAGTCTTTGTCTATTATTGCGGGTATTATGCGTAAAATGAGTCAAGGGTTAAAGTTAAGCACAGAGCAATCTTCGAAGTTTTCTTCAGTTGTGGAGCAGGTAGTGCGAAAAATAATGGGCTCAAACACAGCAAGGGTTATTAACTATTTGGAAAATGAGCTCCTGCACGGTGTGAAAGGAGAGGAGGTTATGGAGCATCCGTACTTCTCCCACATCAAAGAAGAAGTAGAGGATCTACAGGAAAGACATCCAGAGCTACAACTAGAATCTGGCAATCAAGTAATACTTCTTTACATCGCAGAAGAAATGGTAAAACGTAATGGGTTTGTTAATCTTTGGGGGGAAGAAGCCGATTTCACCAAGAGGTCTTCGGGGAAAGGAGCAGTAGGAGTTACGACCACTACAGGACCGAACGGAGAGGTAGGTCTCGCACATAAAAGAACTGCTGATATTACAGTACTAAAGGACGAAAGAGCGGTACAAATTTTAAATGCATGTATTCCAGAGGGCATGGAGCATTTGAGAGTAGGAGGCGAACCGTTTCCTGGAGAAGAAGACCAATTAGGTATTTCACAAAAAACAGGAAAGAATAATCCATCTGACTCCACGCAAATGGGGTCTTTGAATTTAGCTACCATGATGGATGCACATAAGCAACTCGGGCTGTTAAAAACTCGTATGAAAACCATGAGAACCCAAGCTGAGGAGTCTAGACGGTTAGGTTTAGATGAGTGGGATATCCCTGATGAAAAGATGGATGAATTTGAAGAGTTTGCCTCTGATGAGATTGCTAATGAGATTGGAGAGCTTACGATGCTTCAAGGAGCTCTTGATGACCCATCTCTTACCTCTCAACGCGCTCTAACTCAAACTTTACGCCGAGAGATGGGAAAAGGAGATTACGACCGAGTCCAGAGACTATACGACCAAAAAGAAGATACTAAAAAGTTTATAGATGCCAAGAAAGAGTTTATGGACAATCCATCTAAAGCTAATGAAACAATGATGATTCAGACCAAGAATGAGTTGATGAGAAACTGGATGATGAATCGTAGAGCAGCTAGAGCTAAAGAAGACCCTCGTATGGGCTCAAAGTACCTTGCTCTTCAAATTTTAAATACTGGAAGCTCAACAAGTAACCAGCTTATTGAGGAAAACAAAGGAGGTCGAATTTCTTATGCGAGCGAAAACGTGATGTTCGGTCACCAATTTAATTTGGCTATATCAGAGGACCCATCAGTACGCACAGAAGCTGTTAAAGGGCGAGGTCACGGCGTTAACTTAAAACAATGGAACTCCAGTATGCGACCTGACGGCAAACCTTTACACCAGCATACAATTCGAAAGCACAAAAAAACCCCAGGAGCACCTCATGCTATTATTGGTGTAACGTCATCCTCTGGAGCTACGATGAAAGCTGTTGGCATGCGGAGTGCTGAGGATATACTTAGGCAGATTGGTGCTATGGAGATACAAGAGCACATGCAGTCGATGCTACGTATTATGAAAGAAATTGGAGGAGTGAAGCTCGAGGAGCTCTTCAAATAAATACACGTTGTATATCCCTTTGACCTGAATAATAGGCTGGATAGGAAACTCTATTTCAGATACAACAATTTCTTTTTGCCGGTCTTTCTTGTAAATAAGAAGCCAATCTCTCCCCCCCGCTTTACCGTCCCTTTTTGCTTGCTTAATAAACTTATAAAAATTACTTTTAGGTTTCCACAAGTCTTCTAGCTGTAAAGAGTACCCTCGCTTAGCCTCTATAATAAACTTGAAATTTTCTGGTGTAATTAGGTCCCCGTGGACTTTAAGATAGAGAGGGAGCTTATGAGTAGTACCAAACGCACCGGATCCTGGAGTTCGACAGAATTCCTCTGTATTGAATCTAGTATTCAGTCTTTTGGCAACTGCTCTCTCAAAAGTGTTACCCTTAGTACGGCTATTGATTCTCGGTTTCTTGTAAAATTCGTTTTCCAAATCCAAGAGTTTTTTAGCATTTTTTTTAACCATAAACTATAATAGTATGAACTTAGATAAAATTACACTTTTCGAGTTCGATCCAGCTAAATGGAGCGGAATCAAGTTCAAAGTAAAACAAAGTAACAGACGCATGAAACTATACATTAAAATGACCAAGGCCGAAACTACACAGTGGGATGTTTTGAAGGACGCAGCTAAACCCCCTGAAATGACTGACAGTGATTTCGCTAGAATTCTTTTTTACAAAGGGTTGAACGGATTCATGGAAGAGTTGACCGAAAAGGTTAATAATCTTTCTGAAGAAGAAAAAGCTCAAATTATGGAGGATTCTGTATCTACGGAAGAAGTTACTGACGTGAAGGTGGAAAAAGCCGATGTCGCGGACGATAACTAGAATTACAAAGGAGGGTCGCGTTAACTACGCTATCAAGAACAGAAAATCTAAGGATTTTCAAATGCTGTTCTACTCCACTTGGGATGAGCTTTGTCAAAAGATGATGGGCTCGGCTGAGAAATGGGCACAGAAAGAAGGAGACGAAGATCTACTTACTGTAAACAGTTGGGATTTGCCCCACGCTTTCATGGCTTTCAAGATTACGAAAGTACCATGCCTTGTTACGTGTAGACGTGGCAGGATTACCAAGCTGGACTATGCTCCCTTAATGTATAAGCACTTTAATTCCGCTGATTAGGCTGTCGGTCTATCTCTTTAATAGCTTGATACTTTTGAATTTTTTCCATGTACTTTTTGTTCTTGGTATACAAAAGTTTCAAATTATTTACGAAAACCGTAGTAAAATAATTAAAAGCCGATCCTTGTTCGGGATTAAAGTTCTTTAATACCTTGAAGGCCAATACGAAACATTCTTGCTTGGCATCATCTGAATCAATTTTAAATTTAAAAGTGTGTATGATGTTTGTTATGAGGAGGTCCATTTTTTGTACCAAATCATCCTCGTGTGTTTCGGGGTCTTCGAGGTAATTTTTTATCGTTGCTTCAAACTCTTTATTGTTGAGGTAATGTAATTTCTTTTTTTTGCGCTTAGTCGCCATAAACTCATTATAGATGGATAAACTAGAAAAACTGTTCGAAACTTTTGAAGAAAGTGAAGGTGTTTGTGATTTTCGCATTCCTGTAGGGGATGAGAAGATTGTTTTCGTACATGATTGCTATCAGAAAAAGTATGGAAAGGTCTTTGAATTTAAAGACGAAGAATACCAAACCTTAACTTCCCTTTTAAGGAAGACTAAAATCCCCCCCTCCTCATACCAATTTGTAGCGGCTGTGAAGACGTTTAATGTTACTGAGGATGATATAACTACTGTACAACTTAAAGGGCACAGAGATGCCTTAGCGGAAGACTTAGAGGCAATCATGCCTGACCTCATCATCCCTCTTGGAAACCTTGCTATGAAAACCCTTTTAAAGAAGTCTGGCATCACTTCTAAGCGTGGGAAAGAGTTTGCTGTTGATATTGAAGGGAAGATTATTCCGGTCGTTCCGACCTTACACCCATTCTCCTTATATGCGGAGCCAAAACTTAGAGGTTTGTTCCTTCAAGATATTGACAACGCGTACACGAAGTTTATCCTTCGAGAAAATAAACTCGACGGCTCACCTTATGAGTTGGTGAACGGAGACATTGACAGGTTTAATGAGTTGATGGATTCGGTTGATGCTTCTGATGCGGTGTCTTTCGACTTGGAAACAGGAGGTCTTGATTTCAAAAAGCACAAGCTAATGACTTTAGGGATTTCCTACGGAGAGAAGCAAGCTTTTGTTGTTCCTATATCCCATAAAGAGTGTGAATTCACTCCGAATGAAGTGGAGCATATTAAAAGTCGTGTAATCTCCTTAATGAAAAACCCTAATATCGTTAAAATTGCACATAATGCAAAATTTGATTTAAAATTCTTGATGAATTGGGGTGTTTCGGAGTTTAATAACATAGAAGATACTCAAGTTCTCCACTCATTGGTGGACGAGAACCTTCCCCACGCACTTATGGACTTAGTAAAACAGTATTTCCCCAAAGAATTGGAGACATTTTAATGGCTTTAAAGGATATACCTTTAGAAGAAGCGAAGATGGCAGCTCACGCCTTAAAACAGTGTTTAGCTACCATTTTAGAAGTAGGCGATAGAACTCACAAGGACAGGACCACCAACCGAAGCTATGTGAATGTAATTATAGAAATAGGGCATCTACAAGCGGAGCTTTTAAGATACGCTAGGGAAAAAGGAAATGTAAATTGAAAAAAAGAATACATGTAAACCAGCACAAGATTCGTGCTAACAAGAAATACGGGACGAATGAGCCTGTGATTACAGTAAAAACATATAAGTCCAATGACTACGCGCATGAGGTTCGTATCCTCGGTGAAAGCAAGGTTGTGTATTCGCCTAAAAAACCCCTATCCTGTGGAGCAAAAGTCTGGATTGAAACAGATGCGGAGGTAATTCTAAATGTTAACAGTAACTAACGGAGCGAATTTTGATTGGGGTAATATGCCCCTGTCAGATATGGCATTCGGTTGTGCTATGGACTGTGATTTCACTTTAAGGGCTTGGAATATTCTGAAGGAAGATATTAACAAGCTTCACTTGAATCATGTGTACGATAACCTACTTAAAAGCATCGTTGTAACGCTTGCCAAAGTAGAGTACACAGGTATCAAGGTAGATAAAAAGTATCTTGCTGTCTTAGAAGACTTACTATCCGAGAACTTAGCGTCCTTAGTAGAAGAGATAAATGAGTTGAACCCTCTTGACGATGATATAAACCCAAACTCTACTGCACACGTTGGAACTGTATTATTTACGAGCGAAGGTTTTGGGCTTACCGCCACTGAATTTTCGGCGAAGACTAAAAAGCCGTCTATCACTGAAAGCCACCTGACTGACCTTTTGGAGAAATCCAAAAAGGCTAAAGTTAAGGAATTCATCCTTAAGCTCCTTGAGTATAAGAGTAAGTCAAAGTTGTACAAAACTTACGTGAAGGGAGTGGAAAGTTCTATTGAGTGGAACGATGACGGAAGGATTTACTCTAGTTATAATTTTGCAGCTACTGTTACAGGCAGGTTGAGCTGTTCTCAATACTCTGCTGGTAACGGCATGAGGAAGGGGGTATCCTTCCACACGTTACCACGCCCAACGGAGGACAATGTTAATATTAGAAAGCTTATGATTTCTGATACCGATAAAGTTTTTATCGCGGCTGACTATTCTCAAGCAGAACTTAGGGTTTTAGCCCAGTGCTGTAAAGATGAAAATCTCCTTGAGGCTTTTAACTCAGGTGTTGACCTGCACAGGTTTACTGCATCTTTGGTATTTGGAAAGGAAGCGAGTGAGGTAACCAAAGAAGAACGTCAAATTGCAAAATCTGTTAGCTTCCTCATTGTGTACGGAGGAGGTCCTCATAAATTATCTCAGCAGATAGGCGAGAGTATCGGCTATTGCAAGGGGATTTTCAAGGCTTACCAGGACTCATACCCCAAGGTTTTTAGTTGGATTAAGTTCGTGCATAAATACATCAGAGAAAACGAACACGCTGTTAGCTTGTTTGGAAGGCGTAGAAATTTGCCGAATGTTTCAAGCCCAATTAGAAAGTACCAGTTTAGAGCACTTCGCCAAGGTATGAATTTTGTTATTCAAAGTTCTGCCTCTGATATGATGCTACAAGGTATTCTCGGCTTAGAAGAGGCGTTGAAAGCTAGTGGGGTAGATGCCCAAATTTTAGCATCGGTACATGACTCTGTAGAAATTCAATGTGCAAAGTCTGATACAAAACAAGTGCTTGAGTTAGTTAAAAGTTGCCTGACTGACACGACCGCATTTAAAGGTTTTTATAACTTAGATTTTGCCGTCCCTTTTGAGGTGGATGTCGAAGTAGGGAATTCTTTTGGGGATGCCACTGAAGCCCATTTTGATGACGTTGGACAACTCACAAACCTCAATAACATTTTAGATTATGTCGAAAACCAGTAGAATAGTTTTATTAACAGATACTCATTTGCGGAGTGATTACATTCCAGGGTTTTTAGATAACCAAGTGAAAACTTTGTTGAGTTTAGTTAATGAAAAGCATACAGATGCAGTAATTATTAACGGTGATATTTTCCATAAAAGAAACCCTGATGGGGATTCACTACTTGCTTTTGATTACCTGTTAGATAATTTGAAATGTAGGGATATTTATGTAAACAGAGGAAATCACGATACAGTACACAAGGATGGTTCTTCAGATACAACCCTTTCCTTATTTTCTTCAAAAGCTAAAATCATAACCGACACCGAAACTGTTAGGATATGTGGAGTTAATTTTGATTTTATCCCACACTATGAAGATGAGCGGATAGTTGTCGACGCTTTAAAAGCTAGTAAGCGAAGAAAGAATCACGTGTTTGGTCATTTTGGGTTTGACGGGTGTGTATCTAATGGCAGTTACCATTATGAGGCAAAAATTAAAAGGTGGCATTTTCAGAAAGACAGGTACACGTTTTTAGGGCATATTCACAAACCAAAAATTTATGACAAGGTTCATGTACTAGGAACTCAATACTCCAACTCTTTTGGGGAGGCAAACACTCAGAAGTTCATCACACAATTAATCGTACGTGATGGAGATATTTCTAAAGTAGTTCGAAAGCCTATCAACTCTGGAATACGCCATATTGTATGTGATGTTGGAAAAATAGAATCGTATTCAAAGAAATATAAGTTTAAAGATTTCTTTACTATTTTACGGGTGAAGTTAGACCGTTTAGATGAGTATGTGGAACGGCAAATACATGACCGCCTTATAAATGACTACGACGTAGACTATTTGGAATTGTCTTTTGAAGATATACTTCCTAAGTTTACATCTACCTACGCGCCTACGCGCCAACTACTTTCACTCGATGATAGCATTATTTCCGAGTACGTTCAAGCTAAGAATTCCATCTTCTCAGAAGAAGAACTATTAGACGCCCTTAAAGAGATTAGAAATGAAGATTAATTCAGTTAAGATAGAAAATTTCCTGTCAATAAAGAAGGTCGACTTAGACTTTGATAAATTTGATGGGTTGGTAAATATTGTTGGAAAGAACCGAGATACTTCCCCTACCTCTTCTAACGGAGCAGGAAAAAGTTCCGTTATTGAAGCTATTGTTTTTGCGCTGTTCGGAAAGACAATTCGAAANACAAGTGAGAAGAGCGTCGTCAATTTTTACACNAAAGGAAAGTGTAAAGTAACCTTAAAAGTAAATGATAACGTAGAGATATGTAGAACTAAAAAGCCCCCTTCCTTAATCGTTACAGTTGATGGAAAACCTCAAACTAAAGAAGGTATTCAACAGACTCAGGCTTTTTTAGAGTCGCATTTAAACATAAGTTACAATGTTTTTTTAGCGTCTATTGTGTTCGGACAGCAGAATGATATGAATTTTCTTACTGCTACCGCCGAGGAGAAGCGGTCTATAATTCAAAACTTTTTAAATATTGTTGACCTGTTTAAATACCGTTCCAAGATTCGTTCTATAAAAGCTACTCATAATAATGAGAAGAAAATTGCAGTAACGCTAGAATCGGAGTCCTTACAGAAGTTAAAAAAACTAAAAGGGAAAATTGCAAAGTTAAAGAAAGCAAAGAAACAAGCGAATGCTCTTTTTACTAAGGACCAACGCAAACTGATTTCTAATTTTTCTTTGTCTGAGATTAAAGACTTAGAACAGGAACGTGCTCTTTTAGAGGCGGGCTACAACACTAAGTTAAATGATATAGACTCAATAAGAAAGAAGTTAGAAGGTACTTCGGCACGTATCCACAAACTCGGCTCTAATTCAAAATGTGAACATTGTGGAAACTTGCCTATTGTTATAAAGGAACAGATAAGTAAAGATGAGAAGTCCGTAATAGCTAGCGAGACCGCCATACTAGCCCTCAAACATGATTTACAAGCTGTTGTAGTAGCTTTAGAAGAGAATGACGTTCCTATTAGCTCTCAAGAATTTGAGACCGTAGAAGCCCTGAAAACAGTTGACGTAAAATTAGACGTTTTAAAAAAGCAAGCCATAGACCAGCAAAGAATCACGAAGAAGTACTCTAAGGCAATGGAGGAAGCTCAACGAAAATACGACGTTATGCGTTTTTGGGAAACAGCTTTCTCTGAGCAAGGGTTAGTGAAATATATTATTGAGCATATTCTTGAGTTTTTCAATGAACGTGCAAATTATTACTTAGGGTTTCTTACTGCCGGAAAGTTTTCTATTACGTTTGATGAAATATTATCTGAAAACATCAAAAATAACGGGTCCGACGTGTTATATGAGTCTATGTCTGGAGGGGAGAAAAAGAAAATATCTCTTGCAGTAATGCTAGGGCTTAACGATTTACTGATTTTATCAGGAAAAGAGAGGTCAAATTTGTTATTTTTCGATGAAGTTGCAGATTCCTTGGACAAAGAAGGAGTAAAAGGTGTATGTGAGTTGATGGAGATACTATCTACAGAGAAAAAAGTCTTTATTATTACCCATAATGAATATCTAACGTCTTTAATAGAAGACAACGCGAGCACTTTGACGGTGAATAAGCGAAACAAACTAACCACAATAAAACAAAAATAAGATGATTAAGCCCTATGGCAAAACACTAGTAATCCTTAGAGATAAGGTAGAAACCGAGTCCTTNGGNGGTATTATNCTTCCNGAGGAGTACACAGACCGAAAATTAAACCAAGGTAAAGTTGTAGAGATTGGGACTGACCCGGAAATTACCATAGAGATAGGTAGCATGATTGTTTTTAACGATTTCGCTGGGACAGAGGTAGAGTGGGATGGCGTGGAGTATTTGATTATTCCAGAGGAAGAAACGCTATGTATATTACCTGAGGAAGATTAGTGCCGTACAGCATTCCTGAAAATTCCCTAGCGGAAACTATTTTTATGGACAAGTACGCTTACCCAGGAGAAAACTCCTGGAAAGAGCTGTCTAAGCGCGTGGCTAGAGCTGCAGCAGATCCAGAGTTTCCTGAACAGAGGGAAAAAATAGAACAGAAGTTCTATGACGCTATCAATTCTGGTGATTTTTGTCCTGGAGGAAGAATTCTTTTTGGTGCGGGAAGAAGCAAGCAAAACTTATTGAATTGTTATGTTTTGGACCCTGAAGATTCTGTAGAGAGCATAGGCAAGACTATTTCCGA